GTCCGGCACTTTCCAAACGAGTCAAGATCCTCGACTCTCAAAAGCGGCTCATCTACCAACCCACCGGAAGTATCTACCAGGTGCTATCAGCGGATGTGGGCAATAAACACGGCTTTAATACCCACGGCGTTGTCTTTGATGAATTGCATACGCAGCCCAACCGGAAACTCTTTGATGTTATGACCAAGGGCTCCGGTGATGCCCGTATGCAACCGCTGTACTTTCTAATCACCACAGCCGGCAATGACACCAAGTCCATCTGTTATGAGGTCCATCAAAAAGCCAAGGATATTATCGAGGGTAGAAAAATCGACCATACCTTCTATCCCGTTATCTACGGTGCTGATGATTCGGACGACTGGACAGATCCAAAGACCTGGAAGAAAGCCAATCCCTCCCTTGGCATTACCGTTGCCATAGATAAAGTCCGGGATGCCTGCGAGTCCGCCAAGCAGAACCCTGGCGAAGAGAACGCTTTCCGGCAGCTCCGTTTGAACCAATGGGTCAAACAGGCTGTCCGCTGGATGCCGATGGAGAAATGGGACAAATGTGCATTCGCTGTCCGGGAAGAGGACTTGGAAGGTCGTGTCTGCTACGGCGGTCTTGACCTTTCTTCCACCACGGATATCACAGCATTGGTGCTGGTGTTTCCGCCCGGTGATGAAGATGACAAATATATCATTTTGCCTTACTTCTGGATTCCGGAGGACAATGTGGATCTGCGTGTTCGCCGGGATCATGTTCCCTACGATGTTTGGGAACGGCAAGGGTATCTCAAAACCACCGAAGGCAATGTCGTTCACTATGGCTACATTGAGAAATTCATTGAGAAGCTTGGTGAGCGATTTAATATCCGGGAAATTGCCTTTGACCGATGGGGCGCTGTCCAGATGGTGCAGAACTTGGAAGGGATGGGATTTACCGTTGTTCCCTTCGGACAGGGCTTCAAGGATATGAGTCCTCCCACCAAGGAGCTGATGAAGCTAGTTCTCGAAGAGAAACTAGCCCACGGCGGACAGCCGGTACTGCGGTGGATGATGGATAACATATTCATCCGCACCGATCCGGCGGGCAACATTAAGCCGGACAAGGAAAAGTCCACGGAGAAGATTGACGGTGCAGTTGCCACCATTATGGCGTTAGATCGCGCAATCCGTTGTGGCAATGATAGCAGTGCCTCGGTCTATGACCAGAGAGGCATTTTGTTTTTGTAAAGGACGATAACACATGATTGAAATATCTGTAACAAAGGCGGATGCTGCCGCCGCCAATTTAGAGACGCTGACAAGCGGAATGGTAAATGCCATTTTTCTGCATTTCACTTTTTCGGAAGAGTGGTCTGCGCTCAGTAAGGTAGCAATCTTCACCAACGGAAATACCACCATTGACTTGATGGAAGCAGAATGGGCATCGGCGGACACCTGCGTTGTGCCTCCGGAAATCCTGGCTGTTCCCGGCAAGACGGTCAAGGTTGGATTGCGTGGCTATTCTGGAGATGGGTCGGTGGTGCTTCCCACTACGATGTGTAGCTTGGGTTCTGTCAAACCCGGTCCGGCTCCCTCCGTGGACAAAGCTCCTCCTCATACTCCTGCAGTATGGGAGCAGTTGCAGACCCAGGTAAGCCAGCTGAAAAAGCAAAAGCTACCTTGCTTCACAACTTTGGAAAAGACAAAGGCAACCGATACCAACCAGGAGGCACCGTTACGCATATACTTGCACGGCCTTGAGTACTACGGAGATGACCTAGAACTTTGGGTATTCCTGTGTATGCGAAGACGCTGCAGATCCTCTTATTGGTGGCATCCCAACAACTGGAGTGACGAGCCGGGCAAAGAGGTTTGCAAGCAAGGCTACGCAAACCTGGCAGGTAGGACTTTCAAGAATGAAGATGGGGATCTTGATAAAACATATCCGGAGCTTCCGGAGTGGATGCCCTATGGTGGTTATCTGCGTACTGTCTTGCCAATCACGAGAGAAGACAGAATACGAGGATACCAAGAACTCCATCTTCCGCTTTGGCTATCACCGCTGCTGAAACCCATAAACAATGAACTTGACTGGACGCAGTGTGGGCTTATCGGCATCCAAGGAGACGGAACGGTAGCACCTTTGCTTTTCCAGTTCCGGATAGCTTCTCAGGGCAAGGTCATTGGTTCAGCTGAAAACACGCTGGCTGTAGGTATTCGTAAAAGCTTCTCCGATGGGAAGAATATCTTGAATGCTAGGATGGAGATCAAGCCCGAGGCTTTGTATACATCCATTCGATAAAAATTTTGGAGCAGTCATGTGGCTAGTTATGCCGGTCCCCACCGGCATTCATAGTTGGGTTCTCCATTGGATTACGTGGTTGTCTGCTCCTCTAAAAATACTAGGAGGTTAACAAATGGGTATCTTTTCCGGCCTGTTCCGTAGTAGGGACAAGCCTCAAAACAGAACCGCAGGCAGTGCCTACACCTTTTTCCTGGGTGGTAGCACTTCCGGTAAAGCTGTCACAGAACGCTCTGCTATGCAGATGACAGCAGTTTATTCCTGTGTTCGTATCTTGGCAGAAGCTATTGCCTGCTTGCCGTTGCACCTTTATCGATACACAGACGGTGGAGGTAAAGAGAAAGCCATAGACCACTCCCTTTACCGCATACTGCACGATGAGCCGAATCCGGAAATGAGTTCTTTCATCTTCCGAGAAACGCTGATGACCCACCTCTTGCTGTGGGGCAATGCATATGCCCAAGTGATCCGCAACGGCAAAAATGAGGTCGTTGCCTTGTATCCGCTGATGCCCAACCGGATGACGGTGGACAGAGATGAAAAGGGACAGCTTTACTATCAATACACAACCGCACAAGAGGACGCACCTACGATGAAGGGTAACACTGTTGTCCTGCATCCGGAGGACGTGCTACACATACCCGGTCTTGGCTTTGATGGTCTTGTGGGATACAGCCCCATCGCTATGGCAAAAAACTCTATCGGTATGGCGATTGCCTGCGAGGAGTATGGAGCCAAATTTTTCGCCAATGGTGCTGCGCCAGGTGGCGTGTTGGAGCATCCTGGCACGATCAAAGATCCGCAGCGTGTGCGTGAGAGTTGGCAAGCTACCTTTGGTGGTACCGGCAATGCCAATAAAATAGCGGTTTTGGAAGAGGGTATGAAGTACACACCCATTTCCGTTTCTCCGGAACAAGCCCAGTTCCTGGAGACCCGTAAATTCCAAATCAATGAAATTGCTCGAATTTTCCGTGTCCCTCCTCATATGGTGGGTGACTTGGAGAAGTCGAGCTTTTCCAATATCGAGCAACAATCCTTGGAGTTTGTTAAGTACACACTTGACCCTTGGGTGGTTCGTTGGGAGCAATCCATACAGCGGCTTTTGCTATCCCAGGAGGAGAAGGAACAGTACTTTGTGAAGTTCAACTTGGAAGGCTTGCTCCGAGGTGATTACCAGAGCCGAATGAATGGCTATGCCATCGCCCGACAGAACGGCTGGATGTCTGCCAACGATATCCGTGAGCTGGAAAATCAAGATCGCATCCCGGCAGAACAGGGTGGCGACCTATACCTCATTAACGGCAACATGCTCCCTATGGGCAATGCGGGAGCTTTTGCAAATATTACACCTATCACTGAAGGAAAGGAGAATGAAACAGATGAAGAAGTTCTGGAAGTGGACGCAGAACCAGGCACAGACGAGTCCGGAGATGACGGAGCTGGGAATGGAAGCGGAACAGAAACCGGAGAGAACGCTACATCTCAACGGCACCATCGCCGAGGAAAGCTGGTTTGACGATGATGTCACCCCACAGCTGTTCAAGGAAGAACTGATGGCTGACACCGGAGACATCACCGTTTGGATTAACAGCCCCGGTGGTGACTGTGTGGCGGCAGCACAAATCTACAATATGCTGATGGACTACCCCGGCAAGGTCACGGTCAAGATTGATGGCATTGCGGCATCTGCTGCTTCTGTCATTGCTATGGCCGGCACCACCGTGCTGATGTCTCCCGTCTCTATGCTGATGATCCACAATCCTATGACCGTAGCCTTTGGCGACTCTGCGGAGATGCAGAAGGCCATTGAGATGCTGGCTTCCGTGAAGGATTCCATCATCAACGCCTACGAAATCAAGACCGGTCTGTCCCGGGCAAAGCTGTCCCATTTGATGGATGCCGAAACCTGGATGGATGCCAACAAGGCTGTTGAGCTTGGCTTCGCAGATGGCATTTTGAAACGCAATACCACAGACACTTTGGAAACACCTATGGTTTCCATGATGTACTCCAAAGCAAATGTGGTCAACTCCCTCAAGGAGAAGATTGCCGCGAAGTGCCACATCGCACCCAAGACACAGACACCCGAACCCACTCGTACACACAAGGCCGATGACTTTATGGATCGGCTCAATCTCATTAAAAACTGGAGGTAATTTTACTATGACTATCACTGAACTGCGTGAAAAGCGCAACAAAGCATGGGAAGCCGCCAAGGCTTTCGTAGAAACCAAGCGGGATGCTGACGGCCTGATGACCGCCGAGGATGCCGCTACTTATGCCCAGATGGAGCAGAAGGTGCAGAATTATTGCGCCGAGATCGACCGCATGGAGCGCCAGGAGGCAATCGACCGCCAGATGAACGCTCCCACCAGCACTCCCATTACCGGCAAGCCTGCCGCCGCCAAGGTGGACAGCAAGCCCGGTCGTGCTGCCGATGCCTACAAGGAAGCTTTCTGGAATCAGCTTCGTAATCGTAGCGGCCTGACCTATGAGGTTCGCAATGCTCTGCAGGTGGGCGTGGATTCCGAGGGCGGCTATCTGTGTCCCGACGAATTTGAAAGCACCCTGGTACAAGCACTGAAGGATGAGCACATCATCCGTGGTAAGGCTCATGTATTTCAGACCAACTCCGGCAGCCACAAGATTCCTGTGGCAACCACCAAGGGCACTGCTTCCTGGATTGACGAGGAAGGTCCTATCCCCGAGGGTGATGATGCTTTCGGTCAGCAGACCATTGGCGCTCACAAGGTCGGTACTATCATCAAGGTGTCCGAGGAACTCCTGAACGATTCCGCATTTAACCTTGAAGGATATTTTGCCACTGAGTTTGCCCGCCGCATCGGCGATAAGGAGGAAGATGCCTTCTTCTTTGGCGATGGTGTCGGTAAACCTTTGGGTATCCTGGCTGATAATGGTGGTGCTGAAGTTGGTATCACCGCTGCATCTGCCACCGCTATTACTGCGGATGAGATTATCAATCTCTTCTACAGTCTCCGGGCTCCTTACCGCAAGAGAGCAGTCTGGATCTTCAGCGATGCTACTATGGCTGCTGTTCGCAAGCTGAAGGGTAACGATGGTCAGTTCCTGTGGCAGAAAGCTATGAATGAAGGCGAACATCCCACTCTGCTGGGTCGCCCCGTTTTTACTTCTGCCTTTATGCCTGATCTTGCCGCCGGAAATAAAGTGGCCTTGTTTGGCGACCTGTCCTACTACTGGATTGGCGACCGTCAGGGTGTCACTTTCCGTCGTCTGAACGAGCGTTATGCTGATACCGGCCAGGTTGGCTTCCTGGCAACCAAGCGTCTGGATGCCAAGCTGATCCTGCCCGAAGCCGTCAAGGTCCTGCAGATGAAGTCTGCGTAAGCTAGGAGGTGGCGGTGATGAGCGAACTCTTGTCAAAGGTCAAGCAAAACTTAATATTGGAACACGAGGCTGACGATCCTCTGCTGGAGGGCTTCATCACCGCTGCCATTGCCTATGCGGAAAGCTATCAGCATATTCCGGAAGGCTACTATTCGGAAAATGCGATGCCTCCCACCACAGAGCAAGCTGTCATTATGCTGTCGTCCCACTTTTATGAGTCTCGGGACGGCAGCACCGGCGGCTTCTTTGCAGACAATGTACAAGCCGGACAGCAGACCTGGAACACGGTCAATATGCTTCTCCGGCTTGATCGGGATTGGAAGGTGTAGCAATGAGCTTTGGAAAGATGAATGGCTTTGCAGACATCGTTGCTGTAAGGCGTGTAAAGGATAGCGAGGGCTTCTCTACAACTGTGGAGGAGACCCTCGCGTCTATTCGTGTTTACCGGGAAGGTCGGCACGGCAGTCAGCGGTGGGCAAATCTTGCCGCTTTCTCCGAGGCAACTGACCTTTTCCGGTTTCGGTGTATCCCGGGGCAACCTGTGACCACGGATCATATTATCGTCTGCGATGGTGAGCGTTATGAAATCACCTCCGTAGAGGACGTCAAAGGTCGTGGGATGTATGTGGAGGCTCTAGCTAAAAAGGTGGTGGCTACCAGTGGCAAAGGTTGATATCAAAATGCCGGATGAGTTCTTGGAGCGAATGTCCAAACTCGGCAGTAATTTTGATGCCATTGCAGAATCTGTCCTAGAAGCCGGTGGGGAGATTATTCTTGACCGAGCAAGGAGCAACCTCTCTGCCGTGGTCGGTAGTGGTACAAAGTATGACTCTCGATCCACGGGCGAATTGGAAAACGCTCTCGGCTTGACTCCGGCAAAGGTGGACAGGAACGGCAATCACAATATCAAGCTTGGTTTTGCCGAGCCTCGTCGGGATGGTGGTAGTAACGCAAAGCTTGCCACGATCCTGGAATACGGCAAGCACGGACAGCCAGCAAAGCCCTTCCTAAAACCTGCTAAGAGTGCATCCAAAACAGCCTGCCAAAATGCAATGATGCAAAAATTGGAAGAGGAGGTCGGTAAGCTATGAGCGTTCTTGCGGACATCCAGTCGGCACTTTCCGGACTGGATATTCCTATGGAAACCGGTGTGTTTACTGGGGTCGCACCTGCGAAATATATCGTGGTTGTCCCCATTGTGGATACCTTCAATCTCCACGCTGACAATGCTCCCAATGCAGAAGTGCAAGAGGCTCGTATCTCTCTGTACTGTCAAGGCAGCTACACAAAGGAGAAAAACGCCATTGTAAAGGCACTGCTGGCAGCGGAACTGACCAT